AGGTCTTCAAGGTGAGTCAACAGAGCATCAAAGTCTTCGTCTGGACCAAGGATGTTAGCCAGCATCAGTACTCTATCGATGTCCACATCGAAGTCTTCAACCAGTGAATTCAGATAGTCTCTACGATCCTTGAAACCGTTCTTTTGATAGATGTCCATGTCAATCTCCTGATTACGCCAGTTTGGTTACAACGACTTTGCTCGGTGCTTTACGTTCCGGCAACAGAGCAATGTAAGGCTTACCCCAACGGTCAGACATAAGTACCGGTGTATCACCACCAGTGTCAGGTTTGAATACTCTAACTTCCATCTTGTGTTTCTTGCTCAGTGCAAGCATAGTTGTGTAAAGTTCAGAGACATTATCATGTGTAAACTTGCCGTCTGCATCAGCCTTGACCACAAGCTGATTCTTGTTATTGCTAAATACAGAAACTTTACCTTGGTAAATCTTAGCCATGATGGCTCCTTAGAAGGTGTGTAGAAGCTGTATAAAGCCCAGCCCCGCGGCCCAGCCAGTATCGCCCAGGGCGCCGCCGGCGTCAAGTGCCGACCTGTTTTCCAAGATAATGTGTAATGTTAAGGGACTTGAAGCGAGTTTGATCTAAGTTTACAGAGTAAATAATCTACGAAAATGTGTCAAGTTAGATCGTGCGTAGATCGTGGAAGTCATTGATTTTATTGGATATTGCAGTGCACAATCTAAATAATCTACAATTTTGGAGATAATGTCGCACATAAAATGTGGAGCGCCCCTTTGTACAGTAGGGTTTTTCTGCCCGTTGATGTGAACCTATATGAGAAAAAGCTATATTTTTTATATCATCTATATCAAATAATAGGTACAGTCCATGTGGTATCCTTGCGCAAGTGGTTGATTTTGCTCGCTTTTTGGGTAACTATACACGTGTAAACTTGTAAGGTTTTGTGATCTAAATGTACAGTTATCGTGTCAATGTATTGTTTAGATCAATAGATTGTGTCAGTTTAGCCATGAAACTGTACATTTTGCCTTGTTCTGCCGTGTAAACGCGCGATTGACAGCGAGCCATGACCCCCCGACGTATAGTTTCTAGAGACTTATCCTAAACTCCCCCAGCAAACACCTCTCCACAGTACGCAGACAAAAGAAAACCCGCCTTGCGGCGGGCTGTGGTGCTAGAAGCTCATCAGTACAACAAGGACGAAGTACAGGGCAGGGGCCAGAACGATGGCAGTAATCACTGCTTTGGTCTGCTCAGACATGTTGCTCTCCGTGGGGAAAAGGAACCCGGCTTGCGCCGGGTTCTGGTTGCTAAAAATCGCAGAGCGCGAAGATTTTTTGTCTCACGTTCCCGAGTTCTTTTTGCAGCCGATCATGCTGCTCGATGAGTTCTACTGGTAGAACCGTTTTCTGCCCGTGAGGGTTTTCGGTTTTCCAGATGATGAACTCTTGCGAAGTCGCTTCAATCCAGACTGTCCTAGTTTTCGTGGATTCCATGTTGCTCTCCGTGGGAAAAGAAACCGTCTGGCTTTACCGGCCAGACGGAGGGAAGTGCTCTTACGCCAGCTTCGTCACGGAACCGCGCTTGGCGCTACCATCGCGCTTAGGTAACAGTGCGATGTACGGGTTACCGTAACGATTCGCCAACAAGACCGGTTCAGTGCCACCGTCAGGAGTGAACAAGCAGTACTGGTTCACTGGGAGCTTGTGCTTTTTTGCTAGCTGCGTCATCGTGCTGTAGCACTCTGCCGCGTTAGCTGCACTGAACTTACCCTCGGGATCACGCTTGAGAGCGATCTCGCCTTTGGTGTTACGAACGATGGACACCGAACCTTCAAAGGTTTTTGCACTCATGGCAAACTCCAGTTGGCGACCGGTTGTTAAAGAGCGGGTGAGCCGGTCAACCTCACCAGCCCGTCGGTTGCATTTGCAATCGACAATTTCAGACTCACACAAGTTGACATCGGTGTCAAGTGCCGAGGGCCAACGTGCGCAGGCGCGGACGCGCAGGCGCATGCGTGCAGGCGCGAACGCGCAGGCGAGCGCGAGCGTGAGCGGGTGCGGAGGGGGGTACACATGGCTCGGCGCAGGCAGGCCCCCCGGTTGTGTTCCAAACCTCTCACCACACAACCCCAAAAAAGCACGTGTAAAGTTAGCCTCCTAACCTAACACTCTAAACATCCCAATACCCGCGCCCTTGACACTCCCGTCTGCCCCTCCTATATTCAGCGCATGGACAACCTGCCGCTCTATCACACCAAGTGGAACGACCGCCTCTCGTTTGATGTGGCCCTCATGCTTGAGGGCAGTGGCGAGTCATTGCACGAAGTTTTAACAAGGCACAAAATCGACGCTGTGCATCTCCTAGCCTTTAACAAGGACCCCGTGTTCTTGAAGAAGGTGGAGCACTACCGCCAAGAAATCCGCGACAAGGGGCTGACGTTCAAACTCAAGGCCCGCGCACAGGCTGAGGAACTTCTCACAACGTCGTGGTTATTGATTCACGACCCCGCTGTCTCCCCGGCAGTCAAGGCCGACCTGATCAAGTCCACCGTCAAGTGGGGTGGTCTGGAGCCGAAGGATGCCTCTGTGGAGAGTGGCGGGGGTGGCGTCAAGATCACCATCAACTTGGGTAACGACCCCAAGGATGCCCGCACCATTGAGTTGACACCGGAGGAAACGGATGTCCCTGCCGTCGAGTATTCAGAATCAGTTCACTGACTCGTATGAGGGTGTGCCCGCAGCAAGGCTGAAGTCCTCGGCTGAGGCCAAGAATCTCGAAGCTGCTTTGCGGGCGCACGGCACGTCCTACCAGACCAAGATCAACAAGTCCAAACGCACGGGGCGAGAGTTCATCGTGCTGCTACTGACACGGGCACCCAATGCCGCTTGACATCAACTATACGCCCCCGCCCACGGGCAAGAAGTTCATGGCGTCGGACGCCAAGATGCGCGTTCTCATGGGGCCGGTGGGCAGTGGCAAGAGCGTGACGTGCTCGTTTGAGATCGTGCGCAGGGCATCGATGCAAAAGCCCAACGCCAATGGCATTCGCAGGACACGGGCGGCTGTGGTGCGCGAAACCGTGCGGCAGTTGCAGGACACGACGATCAAAACCTTTCTCGACTGGTTTCCACCGGGGGTGTGCGGCAACTACATGCGCACCACCAAGACCTACTTTTTCAAAGTGGGGGATGTCGAGTGCGAGATTATGTTCCGGGCGTTGGATGATGCCGACGATGTGGCTAACCTGAACTCGTTGGAGTTGTCGTTCGCGTGGTTTAACGAGTGCCGGGATATTCACCCTGACATCGTGGACGCCATGTCAAAACGGATCGGGCGGTTTCCGTCGGCCAAGGACGGTGGCCCCACGTGGCATGGGATGTGGGCTGATACCAACCCGCCGACGATGGATACGTGGTGGTACTACCAGATGGAGGGGCTGGACCCCAAAGATGGAGTCTCCCCCAACAACAACGGGTGGGCTGTGTTCCGACAGCCTTCGGGTCGCAGTGCCTTAGCAGAGAACATTGAGAATCTGCCGGAGGGATACTATGACACGCAGGGTCGCAGCGAGGAGTACATCCGGGTTTACATCGACGGCGAGTACGGACTGTCCTCGGCTGGTATGCCGGTGTACAAGTACTTCCGGCCTGACTACCATATGGCTGCGGCTCGACTACGCCCGGTCATTAACGGGGTCAGACCCGTTGTTGTCGGGATGGACTTGGGGCTTACCCCAGCGGCTGTTGTCGGGCAGCAAGACCCGAGAGGTCGAGCCTTGATACTGGACGAGGCTGTGTCGTTCGACATGGGCATCCAGCGGTTTGTGCGCACCATGCTCAAACCCTTGCTGTACGAACGCTTTCCCGGTGCGCCGGTGCTTGTCGTGGTGGACCCGGCGGGGGTGCAGCGTGCCCAGACTGACGAGCGCAGCGCAGTTGATATAATCAAAGCAGAAGGGCTGCGGGTGATACCGGCCAAGACCAACAGCGTGTCGGCTCGCATCAACGCGGTGGACTCCTACCTGATGCGGCAGGTGGACGGCGACCCCGGTTTCCTCGTAGACCCCCGCTGCACGCATCTCAAAGCGGCGATGATGGGTGGCTACCGGTACCGCCCCAAGGGCGACGGCGACATCGACAAGAACAAGCACTCCCACGTGGCTGAGGCGCTACAGTACCTGATGCTGCACATTGCTTCGGCGGGGGAAGGGCACTACCTGCCCCAGCGCCGGGAGATTCGCACCCTTGCGGCTGCTGGGTGGACGTGATACAGTGACCGAGGTAGTGTTGTCATTGTCTCCTTCGTGGATGGATTGGCCCCGGCGAGCGATCTCCGGGGCTTTCTTTTTCCTTGACAGTGGGTATACTTGTTGGTAGAACCCGCCCAAAGGAGTCGGCATGGCAACCAAACCGTTTACGATGTACTCGACCAACACCTGCTCGTACTGGGACAAGTAAATGGCTGGTCTGACATTCCTGCGGGTTGTGAGCAACTCGGAGTTGGCGCGGCAAGAGAAGGAAGCCGCAGAACGTGCCGTGCAGGAGCGTCAGAATCAGCCTGTCATCATCGGGCTGGTTGGGTATTTGCGTGAGTGTTGGGATGCGGCGCAGATGGCGAAGCGCCCCATCGAGCAGAAGATGCTCCAAGCCTTACGGCAGCGCAACGGCGAGTACGAAGCTGACAAGCTGCGCCAAATCCGGGCGCAGGGCGGCTCCGAGGTTTACATGATGATCACGGAGGTCAAGTGCCGTGCTGCCGAATCATGGCTGCGCGACATTCTGCTTGACAGTGGTGCTCCTCCGTGGGACTTGCAGGCGACCCCCATCCCCGATCTCAACCCGGCGCAGGCCCGTGAAGTGCAGGCCATGTTTGCGGAACGGGTTCTGAAACTTGTTGAGGAGTACGGCAAGGCTCCCAACATCGAGGAGATGCGGGAGTTGCGCGAGATGGTGTCGCAGGACTACCGTTTCGGTCTGCTGCGGGAGGCCCAGCTTCGGGCCGACAAGATGAAACTCAAGATTCAGGACCAGTTCGCGCAAGGCGGCTGGGGTGATTCGTTCAACGATTTCGTTACCGACCTCGTGACATTCCCCTGTGCCTTCATCAAAGGGCCGGTCGTGCGTCGGCAGCGGGCGTTGGGGTGGAAGATCGATGCGACCGGTCGGACAGTTGTGGAGCCGATTGAGCGCCTTGGGCCGGAGTATGAGCGGGTTGATCCGTTCTACATCTACCCCGAGCCGGGGATCAGCACCATCCACGAGGGCTACCTGTTCGAGTACCACCCCCTGAGCCGGATGCAGCTTGCTGATCTGATCGGGGTACCGGGCTACGACGATGACGCGATTCGACAGGTGCTGGAGATCGGCAACGGTCAGTCGTGGATGAATGAGGATGTGGAACTTCAGAAGAACGAGGAGGAGCGCAAGTACTACTCGTACATGCGGCCTACGACTGAGTTCGATGCGCTGGAGTTCTGGGGTAAAGTCAGCGGCAAGATGCTGCGCGAGTGGGGGCTGTCTGAGGAAGATGTACCCGACGAAGCCCGTGAGTACGATGCCAACGTCTGGGCGGTGGGCAACATCGTCATCAAGGCGATCCTGAACTACGACCCCCTTGGCGAGAAGCCGTACTGCAAGACCTCGTTCATCAAGTGCCCCGGTGCGTTCTGGGGTAAGGGCATCCCTGAGATCATCGAAGACTTGCAGGGTGTGTGCAATGCCGCTGCTCGTGCGCTGGTCAACAACATGGGTATCTCCTCGGGGCCGCAAGTCGAGGTCAACGTCGAGCGTCTACCCCCCAACGAAGACATCACGCAGTTGGCACCGTGGAAGATTTGGCAGACTATCAACGATCCTGTGGGGTCGAGTGCGCCTGCGATCCGTTTCACGCAGCCCGACTCACGTGCTTCTGAACTCATGGCGGTCTATGAGAAGTTCAGCCGGTTGGCTGACGATCACTCGGGGATTCCGGCCTACGTCTACGGTGATCTCAACGTGCAAGGCGCTGGCCGCACGTCCTCCGGCCTATCTATGCTGATGGGCGCGGCTGGCAAAGGGATTCGCCAAGTTGTGATGCACATCGACAGTGATGTGGTCAAACCCATCGTGATGCGTCAGTTTGTCTACAACATGCGCTACGATGAGGATGAGTCTATCAAGGGCGATGTTGAAGTGGTTGCCAAGGGCGCGATCAATCTCGCGGTCAAGGAAACCGTCAACATCCGTCGCATCGAGTTCCTCAACGCAACCGCCAACCCGATTGATCTTGAGATTCTCGGGAAGGAAGGACGCGCCTCTATCATCCGTGAAGTGGCGAAAGGGTTGCAGATGCCTGTGGAAGAAGTTGTCCCATCTCGGGAGAAAGAGGGCTACACGAGTCGCATTACCGCGAGGGCGAACGCTGTTGCTGCACAGCAGCAGGCACAGCAGCCCGAAGGCGGTACGCCTCAACAGCCTGATGGTTCTCCCAAAGGTGGGATGGCGGCTAACACGGTAGTAAGCCGTGCCGGGGGGATGGCTGCATGATCAAGCCCGAACCTCAAGTCGTGAAGGCGCTCGCGTTCTTTGTCCGTCAGCACCCGGAAGTTTTGGCGTGGCTGAAGGATTGGGAGTTGCGAGAGTTGAAGCGACTTCCAAGCGCGGTAGAACACCCAGCAGTCTTTCAGGGGCGCTGTCAGGTGTTGGGCGAGATTGCCAGTCTCGCTGAAGAAGCCCCTGCTTTGGCGGCAAAGTTATGACGAAACTCGCCGTCTAATCACGCACACCGATAGGAGCGTTCAACATGGCCCTTCCAGAGCAGATTCGTAAACAGACTGAGGCAGTTCAGGAGTTGTACAAGCAACTCAACCCGGACACCAGCGCAGGCACCCCCGCAGAGGGCGCAGCCAATGGCGGTGCTTCGTCCGTTGAGGCTTCCACTGGTACACCACCTGCCGACAGCGCACCTGTTGCGACCAATCCTGCTCCGTCGCCCACTGATGAGCCGAGGACGGGCGATGACAATGTATCGGAAGACCCCAACTCTGAGACGTATGCTCAGAAGTGGCGCACTCTCCAAGGCATGTATAACGCTGAAGTTCCGCGTCTGCACCAGCAGAACCGCGAAATGTCCCAGCGTGTGCAGCAGATGGAGCAGTTGCTGGCTTCCATTTCTGCTCAACAAGCTACACCTGCTACTCCTCAAGTCGCTGACAAACTTGTCACCGAGCGAGATGTTGAGGAGTATGGGGAGTCGCTTGACGTGATGCGCAAAGTGTCCCGCGAGGAACTTGTTCCCGTTGCACAGCGCCTCGCTCAGATTGAGCAGACCTTGCGTCAGATGCAGACGAGCGTAGTTCCGCAGGTTCAAGCGGTCGCTCATCGCCAACAACAAAGCGCAGAGCAGCAGTTCTGGTCCGATCTGTCTACGGCGGTCCCCAACTTCCGTCAGATCAACGACAACACGGCGTTCCAGTCGTGGTTGTTGCAAGCCGACCCTCTCACGGGTATTACGCGCCAGACCTACCTTGATGATGCTCAACGTGCGCTAGACGCAGGACGTGTTGCCAATTTCTTCCGTGCTTGGCTGGAGTCCACTGGACAAGCCACCGTTGCTCAATCCACTGGTGCCGCACCAACCTCTGAGTTGGAGAAGCAGGTTTCCCCCGGTCGCTCACGTAGCACCGGAACGCCTGCGACCGCCAAACAAGGCAAGGTATACACCCCGCAAGACATCCAGAAGTTCTTCAATGATGTCCGGTCGGGGAAGTACAAAGGCCGAGAGCAGGAGCGGGACCGTATCGAACGCGACATCTTCGCTGCACAGCGAGAGAATCGCATCCAAGTGAATGCTTGATTAGAGGAGTTTTATCATGTCTTTCCCAGTCTCCCCCGGACGCCCGAATTATTCGGGTAACTTCATCCCCGAAATCTGGTCGGGCAAACTGATCGAGAACTTCTACGATGCCACCGTGCTCGCAGCGATCTCGAACACCGACTATGAGGGCGAGATTCGCCAGTATGGCGACACCGTGAACATCCGCACCACGCCGGAAATCACGATCCGTGACTACGTGAAGGGCCAAACCCTGACCGTTGAGAATCCCGACAAGCCCAAGCTCCAGCTTGTCATCGACAAGGGCGAGTACTTCGCGTGCGTCGAGGACGATGTGGACAAGGTTCAGTCGGACATCAACCTGATGGATACTTGGTCGAAGGACGCCTCTGAGCGTATGAAGATCAAGATCGATCAGCGCGTGCTCACCGACATCCTGCCCGGTATTGCTGCGGCCAACAAGGGTGCCGCCGCTGGTGCCATCTCTGCGTCGTTCAATCTGGGTACGAACGCTTCGCCTTTGACTGTGACCAAGGATGGCGCTGGTGCCACCACTCCGGTGGTTGACCTGCTCGTCGATCTGGGCACTGTGCTGGACGAGGCCAACGCTCCCGAAGACAACCGCTTTGTGGTCATCCCTGCCAAGATGGCTGGTCTGATCAAGAAGTCGGAACTGAAGGACGCTGCCCTGACCGGCGACAGCATGTCGATTGTTCGTAACGGTCGTCTGGGTATGATTGATCGTTTCACCGTGTACGTGAGTCACAACCTGTACAAGACCTCTGGTAAGTACAGCATCATCGCTGGACACAAGTACGGCTTCACTTTCGCTTCGCAGATGACCAACATGGAAACCATCCGCAGCGAGAGCACCTTCGGCAACATCATCCGTGGCCTTCAGGTCTACGGCTACAAGGTTGTGAAGGGCGAAGCTCTGGCGCAAGCCGTCGTTCAGTTCTGATCGGTCACACTCACATTTGAAAGGAAACTGAAATGACTGCTTTCACCGACTCTCTTGGCTTCAACCAAGGCACGGCTGCATTTCCGGCTGAAGTCACCTCCATCTCGAAGTTCGAGGTCAAACTCGACTTCGCCGCAATCATTGCGGCTCGCGCTGCTGCTGGCGCGACTGCTCTGGCTGCTAGTGATTCGATGGAGATCGTGAAGCTCCCGGCTGGCTCTGTGGTTCTATCCGCAGGTTGTCAGGTCACCAAAGTCGAATCGACCAACACGACCGGGACTTTCAGTCTTGGTACGACTGGTGGTACGACCAACCTGTACACCAATGCGCTTGCCAACAACGCTCTGGCCTATGGCATTACCAACCTCGCCAATCCAGTCGTCTACGGCTCTGCGGATACCATTGACCTCCTGCTCAACACGGCGGCGCCGACGGACTGCGTGGTGAACGTGTTCGCCATCGTGGCAAACGTCAAGGCGAACTACGTGGCGTAACTTGATAGGGGCTTCGGCCCCTGTCTCTGAAAGGGGATCATCATGGGTGTCTATACCGGCATAGCCCAAGACAATCCGACGCTCAATGGGGGAACGGCTTACAACCTGAACCTTACTGGGACGCCGCAGATTGGGGGCGTTAGTCTGACCGCGACGGCGGCTGAGATCAACAACGTGGCCGATACGTCGTCGCGTCTGGTCACAGCCGATGCCGCAACTTTGGCAGTCACCGCTGCTGCGCACGATGGCAAGGTTATTGTCTTCGACCGTGCGGCTGGTGTGACGGCGACGTTGCCTGCGGCAACGGGGTCTGGCGCGACGTTTCGCTTCACTGTGAAGACGCTCGTTACCAGCAATAGCTACAAGATTCAGGTTGCGGACAACACGGACGTTATGTCTGGCTCGTTGTTTGTGACCGATCAGGCGGCTGGGACTGGTACTGAGTTCAGCACGGTGGCAGCGAGTGATACGATCACGATGAACGGCAGCACGACCGGTGGTCTGGCTGGCGGGATTCTGACGTTGATCGATGTGGCAGCAAACCTCTACGCGATTCATGGCAACATCGTCGCTACGGGTGTTGAAGCTACGCCGTTTAGCGCAGCGGTGTAACGGCAGGGGGCTTCGGCCCCCTGTTTCTAGGAGACTTGAATGCCGACGAATCTGACTGGGCAGACTATTGCCAGTACCTACGACCAACTGTTGCATCTTGACGGTGGTCCCGAGGCGGCTGAGAAAGTCGTCTACAGCGGCACGGGCGTCGCTACGGCGCTAAAGGTCGGTACGCAGTCGGTGTCGGTGGACAACATTCAGTTGGATGGAAACACCATCCAAGCTCTGACCGGCAACCTCACCCTTGGCTCCAGCATCGCGTTTGGGAGCGCCAGTAACGCACGCACGGCGCTTGGCCTCGGTACGATTGCCACACAAAATTCCAGCAGCGTCACGATTACAGGCGGCGCTATCTCGGGCGTGACGTTCAGCGGGTCGTTCTCCGGTATCACGGCGATTGATTCGGCAACCTTCACAACAAGCGATACTGCGTCTGGGTTGACAATAACTCAGGACACGATAACGGCTGATGGTAGTGACGCCGATATTACGATCACGATCTCTCCAAAAGGCACAGGGCGTACTAACGTCGGTGGTCTATCTGCTACATCGCCGCGCTTTACCACAAGCATTGATGATATTAACGGCAACGAGTTGTTGAAAGTGACAGCAACTGCCTCCGCAGTCAACGAGGTCACACTTGCCAACGCCGCGACGGGTAACGGGCCTACGTTGTCTGCCACAGGTGGTGACACAAACGTCAGTCTTAATATCGTCCCGAAGGCTTCTGGAAACGTCGTTATCACTAGGCTAGCTGCTACAAATCCGCAGTTCCTGTCTTCTATCCTCGATTCTAATAGTGCTGATTTGTTGACGTTGACGGCCACCGCTTCGGCGGTTAACGAGTTGGCGATTGCGAACGCCGCGACTGGTAATGGACCGACGCTTTCGGCCACGGGTGACGACACCAACATTGACATCAACATAACGCCTAAAGGTACGGGCGAGGTAAACGTCACCAACATCGATGTGATCAGTGGCAAGGTTCCGTTCAACGTCATCACCAATCGTGCCTATGCTGCGTTTTCGGACATTACCGATCAGACGGGTAGCACAACTGCTGCCACTGCTGTGAAGTTCGGCACGACTGAAGTGACTGGTGCTGGCATCACGATGGTGACTGATGGGTCGAACTTGACTCGTTTGACGTTTGCTGTGGCGGGCACCTATATGGTTGCTCCCAACCTTCAGTTTGCAAACTCGGATACTGCTGATCACCTCGTAACAATCTGGTTGGCGCTTGACGGCGCCAATGTTGTCCGTTCGGCTACCAAGATTTCCGTCCCTAAAGCGACTGACGGTGGTACGACGTTCTTCCAGATCGCCCTCTATATCACGGTCACCGCTGGGCAGTATGTTCAGGTGTTGTGGTTGCCTGCGAACGTCGCGGTGACGCTTGACCACACGGCAGCAGCGGCTGGTCCCCCAGCAGTTCCGGCTATTCCGTCTGCCATCATCGTCGCGGAAAGGATCGCGTAATGGCAAAGACTCCGGCATGGCAACGCAAGGAAGGCAAAGACCCGAAGGGCGGTCTAAACGCCAAAGGGCGTGCGTCGTACAACAAGGCCAATCCGGGTAAGCCCGGACTGAAGCCACCGCAGCCGGAAGGTGGGCCACGCCGCGACTCATTCTGTGCCCGGATGGAAGGGATGAAGAAGAAGCTGACTTCCAAAAAGACAGCCAACGATCCCAACTCACGCATCAACAAGAGCCTGCGGGCATGGAACTGCTGACATGGCTTCCCCAAAACCCGGTAACCCAGCGTTGTGGAGTCGTGTGAAAGCCGAGGCCAAGCGCAAGTTTGATGTGTATCCGAGCGCCTATGCCAATGCGTGGGCTGCGAAGGAGTACAAGAAGCGCGGCGGCTCTTGGTCTGGCCCCGACAACCGGGTGAAGAAGAATGGCTAAAGGTGGCCTCGGCAAGTGGTTTGGGGAGAAGTGGGTCGATGTGAAGACCGGTCAACCCTGTGGCCGTTCCGGTGCCGAGAAGACCTCCCGTGGGTATCCCGCCTGTCGTCCGCAAGCGGCGGCGCAG